CACACCATCAAAAGGAAACGACAAGCACGCACGTGTAAATGCTGTTGCACCTTTGTTTGAATCTGGTATGATATGGGCGCCTGAGCAGAAATTCGCAGACGACGTTATCGAGGAGTGTGCGGCCTTTCCTTATGGTGATCATGACGACCTTGTGGATTCTACAACACAGGCAATCATGCGATTCAGACAGGGCGGTCTGATCGGACACCCTGAAGATTATATCGACGAGAAGGTCGAACAACGTAAAAGGAATTATTATTAATGGCTGTTAATCAGATTATAAAAAATTATACAAAAAAACAAATTTTTAAACAAAAAGGTGTTATTGGTAGTGCCAAGGCCGTAGATTTTTCCAGTAATGCTTTAGAAAAAAAATTACAAGCTTTTGGTATAGACACAAGATTAATTCAATCAGAAAAAGATTTAAAACAGGCACTAGCGTTTGTTGATCAATTAGAAAGTCAAGCGCTTGCAAAACAAGCAGAAAAAGTATTTGGTAAAAATCTATTTAAAAAAGATGCAGAGATCATACCTATCACAGATCCAAAGAAAAGATTAGATCCTAACGAACCTATCATGGGTGGCACACAGGATGAGAAAGAGATGTTAAAAAAATCCATAGATAAAAATGTAGCAGAGGCTTCGGAGAAGGGTGACTTCACAGGTATAGCAAATCAATTATTAAGAGATCCAGAGATTGCAAAAGAGTTTAGCAGATTAAAAGCAGCAGAAAAACTTCAAAGAGAGAGGGATCTAACAAAAAAATTAATTCCTGAACGGGATATAATTCCATACCAAAGTGTAGAGATACAGAAAATGACACCAGCAGAGAAGCAGCAATACCTGATAACCAAAGATGATCAGACAGCAGAGCTTTTAAAAAGAGGTTATACGTTTGATGATATAATCTACGCTCAGGATAATTATGGAATGACCTCAAAAGAGATTATGCGAGAGGCATTAGGTGCAGACAAAGATAAACCTTTTCCATTTGCAACAGGGGGACGTGCAGGATTTAAAGTTGGCAGTCCAAGCAAGCGTGCATTTTTAAAAGCTGCAGGAGGTCTTGCAGCATTATTAACTGCTATCAAATCTGGTTTGATAGGAGTGCCTAAAAAAGAAGTTACTAAACAGGTTATAAAAGAAACAGCAAAAGATGTGGGATCAGCACCGCCAACATATTTTTTTGATCTTGCAAACAAGATCAAACTTCTTGGTAAGGAGTCAAAAATAAAACCTAAAGAGAGAACAACCGAGTATAATTATAAAGGTAAAGATGGGTCGGAGTATACGTTAACCGAAGATATTGGAACAGGTGAGATGCAAATCACAAAAGATAAAACGGGTGTTGGAAGTGCAGATGAAAAAACTTTCGACACTATAAATGATAGAACTGTCATGGAGTACAAACCTGGAAAAAGTATGGCTGATGAGAGCACATCAGGAACACCAGCAGATGAGTACGATGAGTTTAAAGTAGAATTTGATCAAGATGGTACTATGGCAGGTGCAGATGAGATAGATGAAATTATTAAAAAAGAGATTATACAAGAAGCATCAGAGATACCTGAGAAAAAAATCAAACGAGCAGGTGGTGGTGTCGCCTACATGTTAGGAGAATAATGAAAGATATTAAAATCATAGAGATCATGGAACTCTTTGACGAGGGTGAGGTTACCACAGCAGATCAAATAAACCGACCAGAAAGAGCGTTACAGAAAGAATCTGTCGATGATTTTATGGAACGTAATCCATTAGCCGGTGGTGGTATGTTAGTGCAACCAGGTTTTGGTGGCACAAGACAAGGATACGCAACCAGTTCAGTAAAGACTAAAAAATTTAAATATCCTGTATCAAATCAATTTGGAACTTTTTATTCTGATAAAAAACCTCCTATAAAACCACCCACTAAAAAACAATTAGAAATAACCAACAAAGTATATGGAAAACAATATAACAAAACAGGAATTGAACTTTGGGAAACAATAGGTAATAAAAAAAGATCCGGAATAAGAGAAGGCACAGTAACAGGTGAAACTGTAGGAATGGGTAAAATTAAAAAAAATCAATTAAGTAAAGATGAATTTATAAAGTTAGCAAATAAAAATAAAGGTAAAACTTTTAAAGAATTCGCTGAAATACTTAAAGGTTATAAAACAAGGGACGGTAAAAATTTTACAACTCAAAATATTTCTGAAAGATTAAACAACTATAATTTAAAGAATTTTTTTAAAAGAGATCCAGCGTTGGGAGTTTCTGATGAAGCAAGACAAAAAGCTTTTGTAACAAGACAAAAAAATTTAGCTATGACTGCTCCTGTTAAAGCAGGAGGAACAACAGAGTTTCCATTTCATCACATTAGACAAATCGGAGGAGAGGTTCCTTTAACAACAGATGATCTTGCAATTATAAATCGACGTGTCAACAGTGTGATAGGCGGTAAATATAATAAAGCTTTGAATAGAACAGCTAACGCTATTACTAAAAATTTAAGATTAGCGTTAGAAGCCATGAATAATAAACAAGAAGGACTTGCATTAGATTATATGAAACGTGTTGATGAGCTTAATGAAAGTGCAGAAAAAACTGTTAACAAAGCTATACAAGAATTACCAGATAAATTTAAAAAATATGTTGGTTTTAATAAATTTACTTTACCAACAAATGAGTATGGTTTGCCAATAAGCAACGAACCATTAATAATAAAAAAAGTTGGAGGTATGCCGGTAACAAAAAGTGCAATGCCTTTAACGGATTTAACTTTAGATCAAGAAAAAATTCTTAAAAAAACTGTTAGAAAACAAGCAGAAAAAGGACAAGTTGGACCTATAAAAAATATTGAAAAACTTTTAGCATCTTTTTCTGCTAACCCTAAATGTAGAGCAAACTTTAGCAAGGGTGGTAGGATAGGTTATGCGACTGGACCAGCAAATCTTTCAGAGTGTGCGATAAGCGGTAGAAACAGATTAGAGAAAGTAATCAAGGGAGGTGTGAAACTTGGTAAACAAGAAGGGGTTCTCGCTACACAAATTTTAAAAGCGGGTAGATCACTCGGTAGTGCTTTTACATTAAGTGGTCTGTTTGGCCCTGCTGCGTTAGCATTTACTGCTGCAGCTGAGGCAGGGTTTATTGGTTACGATATGTTGACGACAGGTAAAACTTTTAAAGAGACCATAGGTGATAGTTTACTTAACTATGCGCTTGGAGAGAAAACAAAGATAGATCCACAAAAAGAGTTGTTTAAAAGATTTAGTGGTCTTGGTTATAATGATGATCAAATAAATAAATTTGCAAACGTATTAAATCAAACCAACACACTAAATACTATCTTAAAACAAGATCTAAAAGTCGGTAATCTAAAAGATCAGGTCAAAGCTTTTAGAGAACAACCCAGAGATCAATTTGTTGGTCCTGATGATGAGATGCTACAAGGAGATACAGCCATGAGAACTCGACAATCTTTAGAGGATGAGCAACAAAAATTAGATAATCTTCTCATAAATTATAGAAGCAAACCACCTGTTGGATTAAGTATGGAAGATACTATTCTTGAAGACATGGCATCCGGTAAATTTCAAGAAACGCAACAAGATCTTGGAGCTGCAAATATATTTGCTGATCTTCAAAAAGAACAAACTGCTCGAGATAATCTTTTAAGATTTATTAGAGGTGACGTTAGTAGACAAGCACGTGAGGATAGAATGGCTGGACTTGAACAAGATTATCTTAATCTACTAAAAGAGAGAGGACCAGAATTAACACCTTTTGCAGGAGGTGGTATCGCTAAATTAGCTGGTATAGATGAGGGTCCACAGACGGTATCAATGAACCCTGACTCACAAGGGTTGCCAGGTCTGTTAAAACGTGCTAGAAACATATAGGAGTATTAAATGGCAGAAATAGACAAAGGACTCCCGAACACTAGAAACAAAGAAGAGATTCCGTCAGATGCGGAATTACAAGAAGTAGCTGTTCAGGAACCAGTAGAAGAAAAAGGACCGATCGAGGTCATCCCAGAAGAAGACGGTGGTGTAACATTAGACTACGAACCAGGTGCAATCAACGTGCCAGGAACAGAAAATCATTTTGACAATCTAGCAGAACTTTTACCAGATGATGTTTTAGAACCTGTTGGTAACGACATGGTGCAAAACTATATGGATTATAAATCATCAAGAAAAGATTGGGAGGAATCTTATAAGACAGGTTTAGATCTTCTTGGTTTTAAATACGAGAATAGAACAGAACCATTTCAGGGAGCTTCAGGTGCAACACACCCGGTGTTAGCAGAAGCAGTCACACAATTTCAAGCGCAAGCTTACAAAGAATTATTACCAGCTGATGGACCGGTAAGAACACAAGTTATAGGTATTAAAAATCCACAGACAGAGCAACAGGCTGTTCGTGTAAAAGATTACATGAATTATTTAATTATGGATGAGATGCAAGAGTATGAGGCAGAGTTTGACTCGATGTTATTTCATTTACCTCTTTCAGGTTCAACATTTAAAAAAGTTTATTACGATGTGCCAATGGGCAGAGTGGTGTCAAAGTTTGTGCCAGCAGACGAATTAGTGGTGCCATATACAGCAACAAGTTTGGATGATGCGGAATCAATAATACACGTAATTAAAATGTCAGAAAATGAATTACGTAAACAACAAGTAAATGGTTTTTATAGAGACGTAGAACTTTCACCTCCAGGAAATGTAGAACAAAACTCTGTTGAGAAAAAAGAAAAAGAATTAGACGGTACTAAAAAAGTTGGTAAACAAGAAACTATGTACACTTTGTTAGAGTGTCATGTAAATTTAGACTTAGAAGGTTTTGAAGAAGTTGGTGCAAACAATGAACCAACAGGAATAAAATTGCCCTACATAGTAACTGTAGAAGAAGGCAGCCGAGTAGTGCTCTCCATACGGAGAAACTATGCGCC